TGCCCGGATATGCTGCTATCCTGTTTAGGCGCACATATGCAGACCTATCACTACCAGGTGCGCTTATGGACAGGGCGCATGAGTGGCTGCGAGGAACAGCAGCGCATTGGAGTGAGAAAAATAAAACGTGGACGTTTCCTTCAGGAGCAACCTTGAGCTTCGGATATTTGGAAAGCGAAAACGATAAGTACCGCTACCAGTCGGCCGAGTTTCAATTTATCGGCTTTGATGAACTTACGCAATTTTCAGAAACGCAATATCGTTATTTGTTTTCTCGTTTGCGCCGTATTGAAGGCTCCAAAGTGCCTTTAAGGATGAGAGCGGCATCAAACCCTGGCGGCGTGGGGCACGAATGGGTAAAGCAAAGGTTTATTATAGGCAATAAACCGTTTATACCGGCGAGCTTAGACGATAACCCATACATTGACCGCGAGGGATACATAAAAAGCCTTATGCATCTTGACCCTGTAACCCGGGAACAACTGCTAAAAGGCGACTGGACCGCAAGGGAAGCCGGCAACAAGTTTAAGCGGGAATGGTTTGAGATAGTTGACGATTACCCGAAAGATTCCCGATTAGTGCGTTACTGGGATTTAGCTGCCACAGAACCGAAGCCAGGCAAGGACCCGGACTGGACGGCGGGGGCATTGCTCGCAGAAAAAAACGGAATATTTTATATTATTGATATCAAACGCACAAGGACTACTCCAGCAGGAGTTGAGGCGTTAATCAGGCAGACAGCAGAACTTGACGGCAAGAAAGTGGACATATATATGGAGCAAGAGCCTGGTTCTTCAGGAGTTAATACGATAGACCATTACCGACGAAGAATACTCGTCGGTTTTACTTTTTACGGAAACAAAACAACCGGCTCAAAAGAGATAAGGGCAAACCCCGTCAGCTCCGCGGCCGAGGCGGGAAACGTGAAGCTGGTGAGGGGTCCGTGGATAGGCGATTTTTTGGATGAGGCAGAGGTTTTTCCGAACGGCGCGCATGACGACCAAGTGGACGCTGTGAGCGGGGCGTTTGAAATGCTGGTGAGAAAGAAGAAAATTGGCCCGATAGACAAACCGCAAGGATGGTGATATATTTGCTTACAAGTTTGGATTTTTTGAAATCAGGCAAACCTTGGCCGCCGCCAACAGAAGCGGAGCGGCTGGAGAGATATGCACAGAACAAGCTGCTTTTTGAGGGTAAGCATGAGCAGGTGTATAAAGATTGGATAAGGCTGCTTCGTGAGGACCAGCAGGCAACTTTGGAGATGGTGCTGAATTGGCATAAAAGGCTGACATTGCTCTTTGCTGATTTGCTGCTGGGTGAGCCGCCAAGAGTTAAAGCGGGAGACCAGGACAGCAAAGAACAGAAGGCGGTTGAGCGAATTATTGAGGATAATGACTTGTTCAACGTAGCATATGAAGTGGCTTTGGATGTGAGCAGATACGGTACAGGAATATTCAAAGTTCGCTATGACGGAAGGGCTATCATCGAAGGGCAGCAACCGGCAATTTGGTTTCCTGTTGTCAAGCCCGATAATATCAAAGAAATTCAGGCTCATGTTCTGGCCTGGACCTATGAGGAAGATGTGCAGGAGCGGGGAAAAACCGTCACGAAAAAATATTTACAGACGGAAATACACGAAAAAGGCAAGATTATAACAGCAAAGTACCCCGTCGAAAATAATGTTATTGGCCCGGCGCTGGAGTATCAGGAAACAGAAACCGGTGTTGATGAGTTTCTTGTCGTGCCGGTAAATAACATTCTTACTACTGACCGCATAACCGGACTGGACGATTATTCCGACCTGGATAGTATCATTCAGGAGCTTGAAACCCGAATAGCGCAGATAAGCCGCATACTTGATAAGCACGCTGATCCTAATATGTATGGACCAGACACGGCGCTGGAACACGACCCAGCAACCGGGCAATGGATTTTCCGGGGCGGCGGTAAGTATTTTCCGGTTGGCCAGGGGGAACAGCCGCCGGGATATGTTACCTGGGACGGCCAATTGGAGGCGGCTTTCAAACATATTGATTTGCTGATGGAACAGCTTTATATTCTTTCTGAAACAAGTGCTGCAGCCTTTGGGCAACTTAAAGCTGGACTAGCTGAATCAGGCACAGCGCTAAAGCGTTTGATGATGGCGCCGTTGGCAAAGGTAAACCGTATTCGTATGAGATTTGACCCGGCACTAAAAGAGGTCCTTTGGCTTGCTTCACGTCTTGAGAGGGCGCAGGGCATGGCAGGTGCTGTGGAGCTTGAGAATATACATATCGACTGGAAGGACGGCCTGCCGGACGATGATGTAGAGCTTACGCAAAACGAGGTTCAGAGATATACCACAGGTCTGACAAGCCTTGAAAGTTCCTTGCGCAGGTTGTATGGGTTGGAAGGAGAGGCTTTGAAGGAAGAAATAGACAGGATAAATGGAGAGCAGCAGACACAAGGAACAACCGAGCTTCCGACAATTTCCTTGCCGCCGGCGGAAGGTGAAGGCGCGGGTGAAGAATAATGCCGAGGGATTCAAGGAGGTTTAGTGATGCCGAAATACAAAGGCTTATAAAATTCTACGAGCAAGCGGAACGAGAAATCCTTGACCAGCTAAACAGAGCCTTGCTCCGAGGTAACCAGACGGAATACCTTACTCAAATGAAGCGTAATATCGAGGCGATTTTGCGGCAGCTTAGGGAAGGTAATCGAACGTGGTGCAGCGAAGCCATAGCGAGGGTATATTCTGAAGGGTTGAACAATGCAGATGCTATGTTAAAAGATATAGGAGCTACTGTTAAGGCTGGCTTTGGGGCAATTCATCAGCAGGCGGCACAGGTGTTGGCAGAAAATGCTTATCAGCGATTTGAGGACGTCGTACAGGTGATAGGCCGGCAGGTGAACGATATATACCGGGAACTGGCGTTGGAAAACGTCAGAGGAACTGTGATCGGCTACGATACATGGAAGCAGACGGCAAGGCGTTATCGGGAGCAGCTGGCCGAAAGAGGTGTGACCGGATTCAAAGACCGTTCTGGCAAGATGTGGAACATGCGAACATATACGGAGATGGTGGCTAGGACCACGACTCAACAAGCACACACAGAAGGAACTCTCAACCGTTTAAGCGAGCAGGGCCATGATTTAATCATAGTCAGCAGACATAAAAGCCCTTGCTCACTGTGTGCACCATGGGAAGGAAAAGTACTCAGTATAACTGGCAAAACTAAAGGCTACCCGACATTTGAGGAAGCAAAATCTGCTGGATTGATGCACCCGAACTGCCGTCATGCCGTTTCCCTTTATATTGATCTCGACAAAGAAATTGAGGAATTGGAAAAAGAGGTGGGTTAATTGGCCGGAAAACCTAATGTTTATAGAGAGTACAAAGACAAAGATATCATGACCAACCTCTATGTAAATCAAAGGCTTTCAGCAAAAGAAATCGCTGGATTTATAGGATGCGGCGAAAACACCGTTTTACGATGGCTTAAAAAGCATGGAATAAAGGCACTTGCAAGCACGTTTGAAGTGCCTCCAAAATTTAAGAATGCGGAGGAAATGTATAAGGAGTGCATCCGGCAGGGGAAAAGATGGGAAGAAATTACTATACAAGCTCCGAAGGATGCAATTCTCTAAACACCTTCCACAGCAATGGGTTTTGTTTTGTAAACGAATAGGAGGGAAAATATGAAAATACCTAAAAATGTAAAAATAGGAGGTCTAATATATTCGGTCAAAGAAGAGGATAACAGATTAAGAGACCATAACGAAACCGGGGCAAGTTGCGGCAATTCACAAGAAATAGTTTTAGATAAAAATATTTCGCAGCAGCTCAAAGAAACAACACTTATCCACGAAATACTTCATCAAATAAACTTTGTCTATAACATAAAACTTGAACATCAGCAGATATATCAACTTGAAGCAGGTTTATATGCGTTTATAAAAGATAACCCTGTAGTGTTCGGAAAGGGGGTAACCCATGAGCATATGGGAGATGAATGCAAATTATTATAAATTACGATGGGCTATCTTTGGCCGGATATGGTGGGTTATTCTCGTTATTATTGCAGTAAATTTCATGTTGATGCATTTTAAAGACTATAGAACTAAAAAGCGTAAATAAACGCCATTTAAGGCGCTTTTATTATGTCCTGAATAAGACATTAAACTGTTCAATTACCCACTTTAATGGTTCGGGGTATAACTGAACGCAACTCCTAACAGGGAGCAACCTGTATAAATAT